AACATGATGCGGCAGACATTGTTTTAAGTTTTAGGGATAATGCCAAGGGGATGCGCTTGGGTCCGAATGGAGGCCAATCAGTCTGGGCATATGGGTTTGATTTAAGATGCTATTTTTCTGATTTGGTCAAGATTGGTTCCGATAGCGATCCTACGGCCGGCAGCATGGTCAACCACAAAAGCGATAATATAAGAATGTACATCAATGAGATGATCAATTTGGACGCAGAAGTCTCGGATGATAAGCAAAAGCTTCTTGCCGAAGATCCAGAAGTGGATGCCAAGAAGCGCCAAGCAGAAGGCAAAAACAACGGAGAATTAAAATATAGAAAATATGAATTTATGTCGATTGATGATGGTTTAGATTCTATTTTTCGTCCTGATACTGATAAAAATGAATTAGGGTTGGTCGATTTTCCACATCTCGCTGAGTCTTTTGAAAGATATGTGCCAAACCCACCGCAAGTATTGGCGTTGTATGATTTGTTTAATGGCGAAATAGATCGAACCACCATCAAAGAAGCATATGACTCATTTATGAGTGCACAGTTTAGGAAGGTGGCAGCCGAAGTTGGCGCCAACGAGCAGGCGTGGTTATACGGCGCCGAATATGATGATCTAGGATTTGCTGATTTTGATTATGTGGTGCCGAAATCAGCAACATCCTTGTTTCAGGGCGCCTCATCCGGCGATCTGATATCCAAAGCAGAGGTCAAACATTACGACAGCGATGGAAAATACACAGGCACCAACCGGCCAGTCACAGAGGATGACGCAATATTGGGGGAAAGCCGCGCCCAGAACATTGATGGAGAGAGCGCTCGTGTAATATATCTAGATCCAGGAAAGTATGGTGGTACATATATGAACCCACCGCTATACGTTAGACCGTTGACCGGCTCTGGTTGGTCTGGAGTTGTTGATCTACTATTCCCCGAGATGGCGCCATGTAAGCCGGCATTCACCGATTTGGTTGATTTTGGAGAAATTCAAGACAAGATTGACCAAATGTACCCGACTATTCCGGAAGACTCTCGTCTTAAGTCAGATCCCGACTGTGTGGTGGAGGTTCCATATAATAGAATTCTAGAAAGAGCTTCCCGTGCTGGCTTAATGGGTGTTATTATGTCTGCCATAAAAATGTTTGTCAGCGTACATTTCCTAAAATCTTTGGCAACCTTTACAAAATTTGCACCTAAATTCCCAAACAACTATAGCAACGTATATGCGGCCTATATTATTGCAAGAATGGAAGAATCATTCAAGGACGCCGGCGCAAATTTCTTGAGTCCCTTTAAGGACACAGAATTTTGGTTTGCATTTTTGGAACAATCAGTTCAATTATATGCATATCGAACGGGCCCAAACGGCGACATTCCAGTGGAAGACGTTCCGGTGGCAGTGGACGAAGCATTAGCTAGACTAGATGATCTACAAGAAGACTATGATTATCCATTTTATGAGGATCTTATGCTCTCCCGCGGCCGCGAGATCTCGGCCGCGATCTCCCGCGGCCGTGGAGTGTCTAGCATCTTTAATACTCTAGAACATTACCGCGAAGACAAAAACTTAGAGGCCATTTTTGAAACCGCCGATGATGCAAAGATTATATTACAACAGCTTGTTCTGGAACAATTACAAGAAACTGGAGAAAGATTTATTAAGAATCTAAAGCCACTTGGAATGAAGCCGACGGCCGTCGATTTAGATTATTATTATATGAGTGAGTTCTGTGATGGATCTACTTTGGCTTTGGATGGAGAAATAATAGAAAAACCTGCCGGCTTGCCAACACCCGAGGATCCAGACCCCGCTGAACAGGGATATGACTGGCCCGGCCCATTTTATTCGCACGGGAACGAATTTACAACCGTTGATAATAATACATATGTTGGATATTATCACGGACACATAGACACAACATCTGGCAGCATAGTCTACATGTCGGGCGATGTTATGGCCACAACGGGCTCTGTCGAGGATCTGGATAAGAATTTACTATTAAGGCCTTTCGCATATAAAACTATCATGGGCATCACCGGCAGCGATGGTTTTCAAGGAATTGGAGATGTGCCGGAATATGGCCGTGGTGGCACAGGCACCGAAGACAAGCCGTTTATAATAGAAAAATATATCGCCATCAATGGCGCCCCCAAGAGTCCATCCGAAGCCGTCGGCACAATAAGAGCCTTGGGAACAGGCCTTATTTCAGACCATCTTCCAGGCACAATGCGCCTTGTATATCCTCCGCCAACGGCCACCGACTCAACCAGCACCGCCGCCACTGGCGCCGAAGTTGCTATGTCTACGGCTACTGTAAACCCAACAACCGGAAAGCCAAAAGATCGCTCTCAGTCACCTATAGGAGTTGATGGAGAGTTTGGTGTACGATATGGACTATCCTTTAAAATGAGAGTCGGCGACGGGCCGGCCAAGGAGATAACTTCTGTTGAGATTGATGCATTAGATATTCCCGTGACCGCCTTTACTGGCATTGAAAGCGATGGCAAACTGCTTTTGTGTTTGCTTAATAAGCTAAAAGAAGATCAAAAATACAGACTTGTGACCCAATATATATTCTCGCTAAAGAAGGTATTGGGAATAACTGCAATTTATAACGATATGGGATTCCTCCCGTCGATTGGCGAATATACCGTGGCTCGTGGAGATTTACACAAGTCTGACATTGGTGTCGCAACGTGGCCCTCCGCACCCCATGTCGGCCCCAAGCCGGGAATGTATGTAAATGTAGTTCCAATGGATGTCTCTGATGGCGACGGCGGCACTATTCAGGTTGTCGACTACGTAGAAACGTTCGCCGGCGCCCGCGGCTGGGTTGCAACGGAAGATCGAGGCGCCAAGAGTATCTTTGTCTTGGATTACGATGAATGGGATCAGCATGTGCTTAGAAGATCGGTGCGCTTAATGAAGAAAATGTTTCACGTTTATTACCATGCAAGAAAATTCGATCCCGGCGCCGGCGATGCCAATGGGGCCCAGCAATGGCTAGAGCAACTTAGAGAGAGGTTCAAGCTTTCACCTGGCGCCAGATTCTTACCATGGTGGAAGAAGAACAGACTTAGATCTAACCCATTTAATGCTGAAGGTGAATTGTGCGATAAAAAAGATTAGGTAGTACTTATATTGAGGCATATAAAAAATGGCATCCATAGCGGTTAAATTACCACTTACGAGAGATTCGATCAACGGCTTCGCAATGATCACTAGCTATAAGACGTTGATAAAGCAGAATCTTAAAATGCTTTTGCTTACTAATCCGGGTGAAAGAGTAATGGATCCGGATTTTGGTGTTGGAATGAATAGGTTTTTGTTTAGCAATTTTGATCAGACTACTTTTAACTTAATAGAGTCAAGAATAGGCGATCAAGTGGCGGCATACATGCCGGCCATTCGAATATTAGAAATACAATTTGACGCGTCAGAAGCTGATTCTAATAAACTATTAGCCAGAATTACGTATTCGGTTCCAGGTTTAAATACCAAAGATTTACTACAATTTACTATTTAAAATAAGGGTTTTTTAATGGCAGATCAACAAGGAAAGATAATGCACATCGACTATACTCATCGTGAGTATGAGTCGATTCGCAACGATTTAACGCAGATTGCAGAAAGATTTTATCCGGATAGCTTTCAAGATTTTAGTGAAGCGTCCTTCGGTTCTATGATGTTGGATGCGGTTGCCTATGTTGGCGATCAGCTGTCCTTTTACTTAGACTATAATGTTAATGAAGCATTTCTAGACACAGCATATCAGTATACGAATGTTGTGCGCCATGGTCGCGCTCTGGGATATAAATTTCCTGGGCGCCCATCTACATATGGCCAGGTAGCTTTCTTTATCATGGTGCCGGCATCTGCGACCGGTATTGGCCCAGATAGCAATTATATCCCAACATTAAAGAGGGGCACCACTATTTCAAGCGACACCGGTTTAGGATTCGTGTTAACTGAAAATATTAATTTTGCTGATCCTGAAAACATTACTGTTGCTGCAAGGGTTGATTCCACTACCGGCGCCCCAACCCACTATGCGATTAAATCCTATGGAAATGTTGTATCTGGCCAATTTGGGCAAGAAACTATAGCAATAGGCGATTACATTAAATTTTTAAGAATCGGCATGCAAACCAGAAATATTGCAGAAATAATTTCAGTATTTGACTCCGAAGGCAATCAGTATTTTGAAGTAGATTACCTAGCACAAGATATGATTTATAAAGAAATTGTAAACTCCAACTATAAAAACGACAATGTGTCGTCATTGATAAAACCATTTTTAGTATCAAAAAAATTTGTAGCAGAGATCGGGGAGACCGGGGTAGTCTTACAATTTGGTAGCGGCAAAGAAGGGCTATCTGATGTTGTGGCAGATCCCCAGAGTATGGCGCTAGATGTTTTTGGTAAAAATTATGTAACAGATCTATCATTTGATCCGACTCGGCTTTCAAAAAATGAAGTATTTGGTACAGTACCGTCGAACACAACCCTAACTATAACTTTTAGAACAACCAACCCTGTCAATTCTAATCTTGCCGCCGGAGGCTTATCAGCCGTAACCAACGCCTTGTTTGAGTTTGAAAATAAAGAAATTCTAACAAATTCAAACATGCAAGAGATAATTCAATCAATAGAGGCGACAAACGAGAAGCCGATATCCGGCGACGTAACTTACCCTTCCACAGGCGAAATCAAACAACGAATATATGATACTTTTCCGACACAAAATCGGGCTGTTACTCAAGCCGACTATGAAAGTATGGCATATAGCATGCCATCTAAATTTGGCTCTATTAAACGTTGCTCGGTGCAAAAGGATCCGGACTCTCAGAAGAGAAACTTAAATATGTACGTTATTTCTGACGATACCGAAGGCATGCTAGCCACAACCAATTCAACAATTAAAAGCAATTTAAAAACTTGGCTTAACAACTTTAGAATGATAAATGATACAGTTGACATATTGGATCCATACATTATTAATTTTGGTATTGAATTTGTTGTTAAATCACAAGAATCATCCAATCGCTTCACCGTGTTAGACGATTGCATATCGGCGATTAAGGGAAGGTTTTCTACGCCATTTTTCATAGGGGAGCCGCTCTACATTAGTGATATATACCAAACTTTAAAGGACGTCATCGGAGTGCTAGATGTTACAAAAGTAAAGGTAATCAATAAGGCCGGCGGTTCTCACTCTGCAGCCTCTAAATAATTGATAATAATATATCTCAAGACGGCTCATACTTGGTTATTCCAAATAACGCGATACTAGAACTTAAGTTCCCAGAAACGGACGTAGTAGGGAAGATTACATAATGGGCATAAAAAAGTATAAAGCATCCGCTGACAACACAATAGTCAGCGCATATGAGCCCGGTTTAACAAATCGTATGACTGGCTCTAATGCCGGCCAAGCTGACATTGTAGAAGTATTCTCTATATACGGCCGCCAGCAAGCCAGCAGTTCTACATATCTAGGGTCTCAAGAACTATCTCGCATTTTAATGAAGTTTCCGATTAGCGACATGACAACTGATCGTACCAACTCCGTTATTCCTGCTAGTGGAAGCGTTAGCTTTTATCTAAAAGTATATAACGCACCGCACACAAAAACGGTTCCTCGCGATATTACTTTAATGGTCTATCCAGTTTCGCAGTCATGGCAAGAAGGCGAAGGACTCGATCTTATGGAGTATTCCGACGAGACCAAAGGTAATCCTGGATCTAATTGGATGTCGGCTTCCAACACATCGGCCTGGGATGGTACCACCGGCGGCACCTACATCACAGCATCAAATCAGTGGAATCCAAATGTATCCCACAGTGTATCGTCTTTAGGAAGCCCCCCATTCTATAGTCAAAGCTTTGCAACGGGCCTAGAAGATTTGGAAATCAACATAACACCACTGGTTGAATTGTGGGTGTCTGGCGCGATGAACAATTATGGAGTAGGAATCCAACTAACATCTAGCCAGGAAGCTTATTATGACACGTCGGATGCCGCGATTGCAGCTTCAGGATCAATACAATTTAATAGCGCAATCGCCGAGGATTACGACGGCGAAACCTTTACAGTTGAGTCAACTGACGGAACAGAAGTTGTCTATACACTTGACGACG